ATGGACTCGCCGCCACCGCACTGACTGGGAAGGCGTGCCACAGAACAGCGACCGAACCAACGAAGACTTCCCAGGACCAGGCGCCGTTGCCGGCTTTCTGTGGGGTGTGGAAACGACAGATCCAGAAGGCGCTGATCGCGTAATCTCGTGGGCAGATCGCCTTATCGCATCTGAAGACAGGGAGATTGTAGACATGAAAGAGAAAGAAGTTCGCTCACTGCCGATCGGCGAGTTCCGACTTGGCGAGGCAGGAGAAGACGGACAGCGCACCTTTAGCGGCTACGCCGCAATCTGGAACAGCGCGTCCGAGGGGCTTCCATTCGAGGAGCGCATCGCGCCAAACGCATTCAAGCGTTCACTGGCACGTGCTACCGCTGGGCAGAAGATCATCGCCTTCCTGTTCGGACACGACGAGACACGCGCACTCGCCACAACCGCGAGCGGCCGTCTCCAACTGAACGAAGACGAGACTGGGCTTCGCGTTGAGGCGAAACTTGATCCTGCCGACCCAGATGCCGCCAAGGTCATCTCCATGCTGACGCACGAGAGTGCAGCGGCTGGCATGTCATTTGGCTTCCAGAAGGTTCAGGATTCATGGGATGGCAACAACCGGACGATCAAGGAGGCGAACCTGTTTGAGGTGAGCATCTTGGCGGCTGGTGGTCAGACACCTGCATACCCTGCAACTCTTGGTCTCACGGCAATCCGTCAGGTCACTGCGCCGAAGATCGGCGTAGAGGCTGAGGCGTTGATGGCCACACTCGAAGCAGTCAAGGCTGGACGCGAGCTGTCCAGCGAGGAGTTGGCTGTCATTGACGCTGTCCGATCCAAGTTGGCACCAAAGCAGGAGAAGGTCATTGACCCATCCGTCGCTGCGGCGCTGTTGACCTTGGAGTCGGCAGAAGGTGACGCACTCTAGGTCTCGTGCCTGCGCCCCACCGCCCCAAGTAGGCGAGTCCGCGTTAGAGCAACCCACCGAGGAGAGCAGAATCAACACAGTCCGGCTATGTCCGGAGAAAGGAAGTGGACACTATGTCCGACTTCGCAAATCTCGCTGACAAGCGAGCAAACCTCTTGACGGAGGCTCGCGGCATTGCCGTTGAAGCCGCTGACAAGGGAATCGCCCTAGAGGGCGAAGACAAGGCGCGCTTTGAGAAGCTCGTCGCAGAGGCTGGTACGCTTGCCGAGGCGATGAAGTCCGAGAAGAACGCTACTGAAGCACGCAAGGCTGCTGACGAGGCTCGCGCCGAGTTCGCCGCTGTTGTGTCGCCAAAGGCTCCTGCCGCGAAGAGCGACTCCGAGCGACTCCGCGCCATCGGCATGTCCGGTGGTTCTGAGACATTCGAGCGCCGCGACGTGACCAAGAGCAGCAACCTGGGCGATCCTGTTGCAGTGTTCCCACGTGTGAACGTGGTTGCAGGCCAGATCAACCCATTCATCAACCCAGACGTGGTTGATGTGATTCAGGTTGCGACCGGCAACGCGATCAAGTTCCCACGAGCAACCGCTCTTGGGACGGCGACCGCTCCTGGCGAGGCTGGGACGATCGTTGAGAGCGACCCAACGATGGGCACGCTCCAGTTGACACCAAGCGGCTACAAGATCCTCGTTCAGGTGAGCGAGGAACTCGTGGAAGATGCAGCCTTTGACATCGCAGCGTTCATTGCGGACGCCGCTGGTCAGGAAGTTGCCATCGCTCACGGAGCAGCCGCTGGTACCGCAGTCGTGACTGCGGCTGGTTCAGGCGTCACAGGCGCGACCTTCGTGCCTACCTACGCAGAACTGGTCTCCCTCCAGTACTCGGTCAAGCAGCAGTACCGACAGGCTCCGAAGAGCGGCTTCCTTATGTCCGACGCGACACTGGGCGCCATCCTTGGGATCACCTCGTCAAGCGTGCCGCTGTTCCAGCCAGGTGGACAGGGTGGCGTTGATCGCCTCCTTGGTAAGCCTGTCTACACCGCGTCAGGGATCGCTGACATTGGCGACAATAACAAGCCAATCCTGTTCGGTGACCTTGGACAAATCAAGACCGCACTCGTCGGTGGCATCCGCGTGGATGTAAGCCGCGAGTACGCGTGGAACCTCGGCCTTGTCTCGTACAAGGTTGAAGTTCGCGGCGCAACTGGGCTTGCCCAGGCTGATGCCGTCAAGTACTACGCCTGCAACTGATCCGTCAGTTAGCAACGCATAGTTAGTGGTGAAGGGGAGTCGCTTCGGCGGCTCCCCTGATCCGCAAGTAAGGAGACCACATGCTTGTCAAACTCAGGAAGCGCCGAGGAGAGTATCCGACCGGCGCAATCGCTGACCTCCCACAGGAGGAGGCTGAGGGCTTGATCGCCTTCGGTCTGGCAGACCATGTGCAAGATGTCGACGTAGAGGCACCAACGCGCCACGTAGAGCGCGCCAAAGTATCAAAGGCTATGAGGACTGCCACCATTGAGCAAAGAGAGCCTGACGTGGCTCCTGAAGGGGAGTAGTGGCGACTACCGTCCTCAGCGGCCAGACCACCGTAGGGGTCACCCCAACCCTGATTACCACTGGTGTAGTAGGTGCGTCCCACCTCTATCTTCACGCTCCTGCAGGTGGCAACTCCATCTACGTTGGCGACGCAACAGTGACTACCTCAACAGGTCTGGAGCTGCACAAGAACACAACGCTAGACGTGTGGCTTCCAGAGTCAGGCAAGTTGTACGCCGTAGTAGGATCAGAAACTGCAACACTCCCTTGGCTATTGACTGGAGGTCGCTAGATGTCTTACGCAACACTCGCGCAGTTCAAGGCGGCTGTCGGAATCGGCACCGCTGACACCGCAGACGACTCTGCGCTGCAGAACGTACTCGATGCAACCGACACGCTGATTGACCTGTACTGCGACCGCAAGACCGGCTTCGGCACGGCGAGCGAGACACGGTTCTACACCGCTGAGGACTATCAGTACGTCTTGACCGACGATCTTGTCAGCGTCACCACGCTTCAGACCGACGATGACGCGAACGGCACCTACGAGACCACGTGGACCGCTGGCACCGACTTCGTGCTCGCTCCTGTCAACACGAACCTAGACGGCTTCCCATACACCGAGATTGACACGAGCGTCTCGTGGCCGCGCAACTTCCCAAAGGACGTCTTCCTTGGCGTGAAGGTGGTCGGAGTCTTCGGCTTCCCTAGCGTCCCAGCCGCCGTCGTTCAGGCGGCAATCATCCAAGCTGGAGCCGTCTGGTCATCGCGCACCTCGCCATTCGGCGTCATCGGCTCGGCAGACCTTGGAGGCATCCTGCGTCAGGCGCGAGCGCTGCACCCAGAGGCCGCACTGATCCTTGATCCGTACCGAAAACGAGGCGGCTTGGCTCGATGACCGACCTCACGATCCTTGACGCACTCGCAGCTCGTCTGGAGGCTCAGACTGATCCGACCGGCTACGTGCTCCGCAAGGCATACGCCACGCCACCAGAGAGCCTGCCAGTCGTGCCATCTGCCGTCCTATTCCCTGGGGACGATTCAATCACCGTCGGAAACGGCAATCGCAGCACCGTCCTGACGGTCGCCGTCCGCATCTACCTCCTGCCAGTTCCTAGGATGGAGGACAAGTACCGCGACCTCTACACCTGGCGCTCATGGCTACGGACTGCCTTTGACGGCGCCGTGACGATTAGTGGAAATGCCGTGCAGGTCGCAGTCACTGCGACTAGACTCGGCACAGATACGTACGCCGATCAGGACTATCTGACGGTTGAAGCAGATGCGGAAGTGACGGTCTTTGACACCGTGACCTTCACCGCGTAGAGCAAGGAGAACAGGACATGCCAAGCTACGGCGCAAAGGCTCTGACGCGAATCGCTACCGCGTCGCAGGCTTCTTTTGGTACGGCCGCTTCAATCGGCACCGCTACCGGCGAGATCCTCTTCACGGAGACCACAGGCGCTCTCGATCTCGGCGTGACCGTTGATCTTGGAGAGACCACCTCAGTCGGTAAGCGAACGGCAATCCAGGCAACACGACCAACGATCACCGGCAGGCAGCCAGTGTTGACAATCGCCGAGGGTCCTGCATCCATGCGAACCCTTCCGCTGATTCTTGACGCAGTCGGCGCAGCCGTCACTGGCGCTGGTCCATACACGTGGACGTGGTCGCCAACACAGGGCGACGTTGACACGCTCGTCTTCTACTCGTTCCTCGTTGAGGATGGCGTGCAGAAGTATCTCGTGCGCGACGCAGCGCCAACAGAGATCACCTTCTCGGCTGACGCGAACGGTCTGCTCCAGGCTGGCGCAACCTTCGCCGCAACGACTGCAGCAACATCCTCACTCGCCTTCCCAACGGCACTCCCAGCGCAGCCAATGCTCGCTGGCCGCTTGATGAAGTTGAGCACGGACACGAACTTCCCAGACAAGGCAGGCTCTGGCGCGACGGACTACACGTCGATCACCGCGTTCAGCCTCACGATCTCAACTGGCGTGGGCATGATCACAGCGCTTGATGGCAGCCTCACCGCTGCAACTGCCGCGCTGACCGGCTCGCTGGATGCGACGCTCACCTTGACGGTGGCGAGCAACTCAGCCGCTGGCACGACCTTCCCAATCACGGACATTGCCACGCAGAAGTATCTGCGACTCTTCGGCACGACGTCCGACAGCTACGGCGTGTGGATTCTCGGCTCATGGGAGATCGAGAACATCGTTCCGCTCTCGTCGGATCAGGACGGTCTCATCGTCAATGAGGTCACCTGCCGACTGGCGTACGACACGACTTCAGGCAAGTCGCTTGAGATCGTTGTTGATTCACCACTGAGCGCAGCGCCGTAATAGCAGCGCCGTAGGGCGCACGTAGGAGGGCAAGATGGACGTCGTACTAATCACCCTAGAGGGTGAGTTCGCAGGCTGGCACGCAGAACTTCGCAAGAACGTCTCAGCGCGCATCCTGCTCGATCTAGAGTCAGGCAACGCAGGCAGAGCGCTGCAGGCGTTCTCCAAGATGGTCCTCAGCCACAACTTCAAGGGGCTTGATGGCAATCCCTGCGACGATGTGCTGGACGCTCCGGTGGATGCACTGACGCAGACGATGGAGAAGTGGGGCAAAGGGAATCAAGCGGACCCCAAGTAAGGCTCGCTGCACGGCGGCTCTCAGTCGGTCAATCGGTTGTGGTGCCACCAGAGATCATGTTCCACATTCTCGCCGAGAAGTTCGGCATGTGGCCAGATGAAGTGGCGAGCCTACCGCTGGATCAGGTGCTGCTCGCATGGACAATCCATACGGAGATGCAGCCGAAAGGGAAGTGATGGCAAAGGGCATCGTAATCGAGGGGAAGTTTGACAGGAACTACGATCAACTTCGGATCGGCTTCCTGAAGGGTTCCAATCCGAGCGCCTTCAAGCGCCTCATGACCTTCGCCACACTCAACGCAGCTCGCACGCTCCAGAAGCCGATCAAGGAGAAGGCTCCCAAGGGCGAGACTGGCAACCTGCAGAAGCAGATCAAGGCACGCAAGGCACGATTCAACAATCCTGCCGCTGTCGTGGGTATCAAGGGTGGGCGCAACGGCGTGTTCTATGGCTGGCTGGTCGTGGGTGGAACTGGAAGCCGCCGCACCACACGGAACGGCATCGTCGCCGTCAAGCCGGTCAAGGCTCGACCATTCGTTGACGATGTGGTGAAGCGCAAGACCAACATTGACCGAGCCGTAGAATCTTACTCAAAGACCATCTCGTCGTTCCTCAATGACGAGCCGTTCCGAAATACCATCTTGAAGTTCAAGAGAGGGAATCAACGCTGATGGCTGCAAACCAGACCGCTAACTTCGTCGTAAAGGCAAAGGATGCCGCCACAGGTCCGCTGGGCAAGGTCGGCAGTTCAATGGGCAAACTTCGCCGCACGGCAGGCACGGTGTTCAAGGGAATCGCCACCGCCGCCATCGCAGCAGGTGCTGCGCTTCTCGCCTTTGCGTTCAATGCAGTCAAGGCCGCAGCGGATGATGAGAAGCAGACTATTCGGCTCAACGCCGCGCTGAAGGCGCGAGGCTTCCAGTTGGATCAACTCGCTCCGAAGATTGACGATCAGATCAAGGCGATGCAGGCTCTCGGATTCACCGACGATCAGGTGCGTGATGGGTTAGAAGTCGGATCACGATTCTTCAAGAATCAAGAGCAACTTCTTGCAGCAAATGCCACCGCAGCAAACATTGCCGCAGCAACTGGCATGGAACTCAGTGACGTAATGACCGCACTTGGTCGTGGCGCCGCTGGGAGCACACGAGGTCTTCTGAAACTAGGCATCCAGGTGGAGAAGGGCGCCAAGCTCAAAGACATTCTCCGAATCGCTGATGAGAAGTATCTTGGCGTGGCTGAGGAAGTCGCCAACAGCACGAGTGGCAAGTTCGCCGCGGCGCAGATTCGCTTCAACGAAGCCATTGAGAACTTCGGCGCAAAGTTGCTGCCGATGCTCAACGAGGCGCTGACCTTCCTGACTGAGACTGCTCTTCCTGCCTTTGAGAGCCTTATGGAGGACCTAGGACCGATCTTTACCGACCTCTTGGACAACTTTGTGCGGCCGCTGGTTGATTCGTTCGGTGAACTTGCAGCAGTGTTCGAGAGTGCTTCAGGTGGCGTCAGTGTTCTTGAGGCCGCACTCTTTCCTCTCAAAGTGCTACTCACAGCAATCAAGGTCGTCATTGACGGCATCGTTGCAGGGCTGAAGATCATCAAGGCTGTCGGAGACTTCGGAAAAAATCTGCCCAAGCCGCAAGGTGGTGCTGCATACACGACATCCTATGGCGCAACCCCAGGAATGAGCGGCGGTGGCAACAGCACCTACATCATCCCAGTCTCGATCGGCACCGGCAAAGTCGACACCGTCGTTGCCGACTCAATCAAGAGGATCGGACCAGGACCTCGGCGAGGGCGCTAAGTGGCAAACCCATTCAGCCTGATCGTCGCTGGAGTTGACAGCGGCGCCAACCTTCTTGACCTCCCTGCTCCGTCTGCGCTGACCACGCCGTACGTAGAGCTGGGGTCACTCTCGCTCACGCTCTCTGGAGACGGAGACGGCGGCTCCATGAGCTTTGACGTCATTGAGAGGAAGACGCCTGGTGGAGGACCTTGGTGGAAGTCAGGCGCAGTCCACGACAATGCTCGCGTCCAGTTCTTTGACAGCCGCTACAGCGCCACCACGCCGCTCTTCCTCGGCTTCATCACCAACATCACCGGCACGATGCTGGAGAACGGCCTCGGCTCGCGTGCAAGCGTCACCGTCGCAGATGCCGATGAGTGGCTCAGCCGCACCATCATCCGCAACGGCAAGACAGGCATCCGCGCCACCTCCTTCGTGGACTCCTTCACGATCGGCAAGGACTCATCAACGGACCGCGACATCATCAACGGTCTGCTGAAGCGTGTGCACGATCAGGTCAATGACTCGACCACTCGCCAGATCCTGAACACCGCTGTGATCACCGGATCAACTCGCGCCATCTACACCGGCTCCGCTCAGACGATCGGCAAGCAGACCTTCAAGGCGACCACCCTGCAAAGCGCACTGGATCAGGTGGCAGAGGAGGCAGGAGGCTCTGCTGACGTGCAGTACCGCTACTTCATTGACGGCGACGGACGCCTCAACTACGGTCCGAAGACCGCAGCGCCATCCTTCGCCAACGCTCCTGCGGAGATCGTCACTGATCCTGCGAGCGTGCAACTCGGAAGCGTCTCATCGGTGACGCGCCTCCTGTCGCGTGATCTGTCGGTCAACCTTGACCACAGCGAGATCGTCAAGGGGATCTTCGTGCAGGCTGACTCTACCTATGCGCGCTACGACTCCAACCAGACCTATCCCACCGCACCGACCAACGACCCCTACTTCCGAACCTACACCGGAACATTCAGCCGCAACGGAGCAGGGCTGGCGAGTCGCAGTGGTCCACTCGGCAATGAAGTCTTCTCCGCGCCAAAGATCGCCAAGAAGGGCGACCGAGGCGCAAAGATCGGTCAACTCACTCGTGCCACCTTCGCCTCACGCGCTCAGCCAGTTCGCACCGTCTCCTTCATGGTCTGCGGTTCCGATCTCTCACAGACCTCCGCGCCAGACTGGGAGTACGGCCTGAGCCAAGGCTACGCACTCACCGCCGCTGCAACCTACAATCTGATCAAGGCATGGCTGCCAGGTCAGTACGTCAAGGTCACCGCACCTGCGCTCGATCTCTCCGCTACTATCCTCTACATCGCCACCGTGACGATGACCTTCGCACAGGGTGGCGGCTCCTATCAGGTGGAGTATGAGATCCAGGCAGACTTCCGGCGCAAGTACCTCAAGGGTCTGCGCGGACTCACAGGAGGCGAGTAGACGATGGGCAAGTACGGAACGAACCTAGAGGGCTTCGGCGGCTTTGAGGGTGATGTCAATGCCGATAACGGCGCGACGCTTGTCAGTACGGACAGCGAAGGGGAGAACTCACAACTCTTCGGCCCTGCTGCGCTGCGAGAGATTCAGGCAGGCGTTGCCAATGGTGACTTTGAGATCCTGCCAGGCGACGCTGCTTCGGCGATCAGCGACGAAAACCCTTTGCCGTACTTCTCCTTCACGGATAACTCAAGCGGCAGGATCGTAGCGTCCGTTGCAGACAGCACACTTGCGACTGGACAAACGGTCTTGCGATTTACGCTTACGAACGCAATCAACGCAGATGAGCTCTACTTCACGCGCTACGTGCCAGTGCCAACTTCAGAGGCTAGAACCTATGGCAACCAACCACGCGTCGCAATCGCGGCAGCAACATCTTCAGCCAACTACAGGATCACTTGGTCGGCGCAGTATGTGAAAGCAGACCAAGTGACTACGACTGGTACTCTTGCATCAGCATCTGTGACAGGAACAACGATGAACGCGGCGGTAAGTGGCGGCACGACTGGCGCTGAGTACCAACTCAACCCAAACAGCACTGGTTCTGCGCCAGTAGACGCTGCGTATCTTTTCATCAAACTGTCGGTCAACGCAACTGGGTCAGTGGCAAGCGCAACGCTCGATGTCGCAGAGATCCGTATTGACCGCTCGCAAATCCAATACCTTTTGACGGATCAGTCGTACCCTGATTTGTACGGTGCTGGCTCTTTGTACCTGTATCAAGGAACCACGTGGCTGACTGGTCCCAGCAAAGGCGTCGGATCAGAGCCAAGAATAAATCTTTCTGGTCAGACAGGAAGCATCACCATTGACGCAACTGAAGTTGGCAGAACCATCACGCTGACCAGCGCCTCTCGAACAGGCAGCACGGTCACAATCGTCACAACAAGCGCAAACGAGTTTCAGGCTGGTGGCGAAATCGTGGTGGCTGGGATCACTGGTGCCGCAGGAACCTCAATGAATGGCACCTTCATTGTCGCCAGCATCACAAACGCAACGACCTTCACCTACACCGCCGCTGGTACGGCAGGCTCTGGTACCGTCACGAGCGCAACGGTCAGAACAAACCCAGGCTTCGGCAGCATCTATCTCAAGCCAGCCGCGACCGCCAGCGGTAAGGTCGAGGTTGAAGGCAGGATGGACGTTGACAGTATGTTCACCGCAGGAAACATCGCAAGCGGCACGGCTACAATTGACCCAGTTACTGCAAACGTTGTGAGTAGCGTAAACGTCACTGGCTTGAGCGTGAAGACATCGGCAGCCTCGCCAACCGATCTCAATGTGTCAATCCTCGTGACGGCGATCTCTGCCGCCGCAGCCCTCAGAAGTTGCACCGCTTCAGCACCAACATTTAGCGGATCAAACTTGACTGGTTTCACGGCAAACATCTTCAGGACTAACACCACTGCCACAGGCGTGTGGTTCCTTGCAATAGGGAGGTAGTATGGAAGAACAAGAGTTGGGCACCGTGCTAATGGATACGACGTGCAGGACAGAGGGCTGCGTCAATGAGAACGTGACGCACAGAATCAACGCCGCAGTGAACGCCGACGGCATCTTCCGTGTTGTGTGCGGCACGTGCTCGAAGGCCGTCACCGACATCGTGCCGGTAGACGAATGACGCCACGCCAGATTGACAATCTGATCGAGCGCATGGACGCGCACTCTCGCAAGCTGGACGAGGTCCGATCTGACGTGGACAGAATCAAGGGAGGTCTGGTGGTCATCGCCGCGCTGCTATTCAGCGTGCTGGTGCCACTACTTGCATCGCTGCTCACTAAGTGAAGCGCGCCGCGTTCCCACTTCTGGGCATCATCTTTAGCACCCTGCTCTTTCTGCCCCTCGTGCGTGCCGCCGATGGCGAGATCAGCCGGACAGTCACTGAGACCAGGGACTACTTCGTGGTGGTCACCGAGCCTACGCTCTTCACCGCTCGCACCCAGCTCTGCGATGAGCCAGCCGTGCTCTGGTGCTCGCCGCCACCTGCAGGTCACTTCATGGACTCTGCCTTGTGGCTCTACAACGCGGCAGGCTCGATCATCGCCTCCAGTGATGACGACGGTGTCTCCTACGCCTCGCTGATCCAGATCTCCTTAGAGGCAGGCTTCTATCGGCTGCGCGCAGGGCGCTTCGGACCATGCAACTCAACAGGCTGCATGCATCCAGAGGAGCCGTTCCCTACAGGAGGTTCTTACGAGCTGCTCACCAATCTGCCGCTCGTGCTAGATCCGACGCCGCCTGTGGCGTCGCCACCACCGATCCCATCCGAACTTCCAAGTGAAGAGCCATCTGTGGAGCCGTCGCCATCTCCAACGCCAGAGCCGTCACCATCTATTGAACCAAGCATCGAGCCGACACCGACACCGGAGCCGACTCCAAGCGAGGAGCCAAGCATTGAACCAACACCAACGCCAACACCTGAACCAACACCGACTGCCACACCACAGCCGACGGCCACGCCTCAGCCGACGCCAGTTCCTACTCCGTCAGTCTCCCCTTCTCCTGATCCCACTCCTGTTCCTACTCCTGAGCCAACAGAGTCCCCTCTGCCGTCTGTAGAACCGAGCGTGGAGCCAACGCCAGAGCCAACGGCTCCACCAAGTATCATTGACGAGACTGTTGCCGAACTCGCCGCCGCTGTTTCTAGTGCAGTGGACGCCACTATCGGTCGCGTCGCCAACCTTGGCAAGGACTTATCTCCTGCCGAGAAGGAGAAGGCGGCACCGGTGGCAGTCGCCATCGTCATCAGTCAAGTGGCGAGCGCCGCTGTCGCTGCAGCCGCAACCGCATCAAGGAAGGTAAGCAAGTGATCAACCGCATCATCGTGGATCTCGTAGGTGGCGCGTGGACCGTGCTCGGTCTCCTGTTCGCCGTCGTGGTGCTCCCAGAGGGAGCAACGCAGGAGACGATGGCATGGCTCTTCGGAGGGCTGACGCTGATCTGGCTTGTCACAGGACCGCTCAGGTGGAGGGAGTAATGGCGAACGCCACCGATCACATCGAGGACATCGGAGGGCAGGGCTGGACTCGCGTTGACACCGCTCCTGGCGAGTGGGTCGCACTCGTGCCAAATGAGAACAACAGCGCCTTCGGCGGCACACTCTGGAAACTCGCTGACGATGGCAACTACTACGCCGAGGGAGTGACTGAGGGTCATCCGATCAGTGCAGCACTCGGCTTTGAGGCTGCGGCACGAGCCGTCGCAGTCCACGTCAAGAAGGAGATCGGAGGGTAGTCGTGCAGTACCGAGTCAAGTCGCAGCTCTATTCAGACGCAGAGGCGCAGAAGAAGAAGGGCGCAATCCTAGATGACTGCGGAGCATCCAGCGCGGCTGCGGCCGTGTCGTGGGCGTCTGGCTACACCGCTGACTTCAGCGCGGCAGATGGCGTCGCAGCAAAGGCGAAAGCCACCGGCAGGAAAGAGAAGCAGGGCGTCTCGGATAACGGATCGTCACTCCCAGAACTGATCAAGACCGTCAAGGTGCTCGGCGGCTCCGCTCGACCAGCGAAGTCGTGGGCAGATGCAATGGAGGCAGGCAAGCAGGGCGCCGCGCTAATCATCTGGGTGCAACAGGCAGTTGGCTACGACCCTGCCGTCAAGATCTCAAAGTGGCACGAGGTCTGGAAGTCGTACTGGAACAAGACCGATCCAAAGATCGTCAAGGCAGGCTACGGCCACATGACCAGCGCAGGCTGGTCGCAGGATCTGGGCTGGCAGTGGGCATGTCCGACGCGAGATGACCGCAAGAAGGCTGAGAAGTTTGGCGTGCCGGTCACTGAGGCGCAGTTGCGATCCATCGCCTCATCCAAGGTCAAGGTCAAGAAGGCTGGGGCTGACTACAAGTGCGTGGTCATCGTCACGCACCCAGGCGGCAAGGTCGCTGCGCCAAAGCCTCTGGACAATCCCACGCCTGTGGTAGCACCAGAGATCACCCCACCACCTGCTCCTAGAATCGTCGCAGAGGCACCTAGGAGCCACGCAGAGCCACGCAACGTGCCAAAGGGTGTCAAGACACCTGACGCTGTTCAGGCGCAACTGAATCAACTCGGAAAGGCT